CTGGGATAGTTTACTCTACAATCACTTGTGGGAGAAGAAAATTGTTATACACCAAGGCGGTGGTAGAAAAGATAGACAAATTGAAGGTGCTTATGTACAAGAACCTGTTCCTGGAGGTTACGATTGGGTTGCTAGTTTTGACGCTACTTCCCTATATCCTTCTATTCTTATGCAGTACAATATGAGTCCTGAAACTATCGTAAGTGATTACACCTATGATGTTAAGGTTGACGACTTGTTGGAAAGGTATAAGTTAGATAAGTTAAAAGAAAAGAACTATGCCATGGCAGCTAATGGTACTTGCTACAAGAGAGATAAACAAGGTTTGTTTCCTGAGATAGTACAGAAGTTTTTTGATGATAGATTGAAGTATAAAAAACTAATGCAGGAAGCACAAAGGAAGTTCCAAGAAACAGGTGCTAAAGTTTATCAGAATGAAGTTAGTAAATATAACAACTTCCAAATGGCAAGAAAGATTCAATTAAACAGTTTATATGGTGCCCTCGCTAACCAATACTTTAGATTCTATGATGATAGGATTGCAGAAGGTATTACAATGACAGGGCAATTAGTTATTAGAGATACTGCAAAGGCATTAGATAATTATGTTAACAAAGTCTGTGGCACGGAAGATAAAACTTATTCTTTTTATTCTGATACTGATTCTTGTTATGTTACATTAAAGGATATGGTTGAAAACTTTTTCCCTGATAAAGGTAAAGATAAAACAATTGATCTAATTGACAAGATTGCAACAGAAAAAATAGAACCAGCAATTGAACAGGCAATGACAAAACTTGCCAACTATACTAATGCGTTTGCTAATAAGTTAGACTTTAAGAGAGAGATTATAGCAGATAAAGGTGTCTTTGTTGCTAAAAAACGATATGCCTTAAATGTATATGATGACGAAGGACTAAGACTTACAAAACCTAAACTAAAGGTTATGGGTTTAGAAATTGTAAGAAGTAGTACACCTGGACCTATTAGAGACTCTCTAAGGGAGGCGGTTAGGTTAATATTAACAAGTGATGAGGATAACTTACATTCGTTTATAGAGAACACTAAGAAAGAATTTAATGGCAAGTCAGTAGAAGAAATAGCATTTCCTCGAGGGTGTAATAATATGGCAAAGTATAAGAGTGTTGCTGATATTTACAGTAAAGGAACACCTATACATGTTCGAGGTGGTTTGTTATATAACTATTATTTAGATAAACTAGATCTTAAATTGAAGTATGAGAAAATACAAGAAGGTGATAAGATTAAATTTGTTTATCTTAAAGAACCAAATGTAATAGGAGAAAACACCATTGCATTTGTAGGAAAGTTACCAACGGAATTTGAATTAGAAAAGTATGTTGACTATGATACAATATGGCAGAAGGCATTTGTAGATCCGTTGGACAACATTTTGAAACCTATTGGTTGGCATACAGAACCACAAGCAACATTGGAGGATTTATTCGCATGAAGATAGACGGACATTTTAAAGTTAGCATGTATAAAAGTGTTCTTAGAATTGGTGCAGGAATGACATTAATTTTAGGACAGATATATTGGGCAGGAATTTTACTTATATTAGCAGAGTTCCTTGGTATAATCGAAGAAGTAGTTTAGGACATATGGCGTGGGATATGGACACATATAGACCATTACCAGATGGGCTTACAATAAAATCTAGTAAAATAGATGGATTAGGATTACATGCAGCACAGGCGTTTGATGCTGGAACAGTATTTGGAGAAACACATGTCTTGGTACATAGTAGAGATAGACATGAATGGATAAGGACACCCTTAGGAGGATTCATTAATCACAGTAATGATCCTAATTGTTTTATTACTACAGAAGCAGGTGATAGAACATTATATGCAGTTAAACCTATAAAAGCAGGAGAAGAGATTACTGTTTATTATAGATTCAAAGGTTATGATGGCATTATAGGAGAAAAGTAATGAGCATAATGGCAGGTTGGGTATTATTTGGAGTTTGTATTTTAGTAAATGTGGCCATATATATAGGTATTGATATGGCTTATGAAAATAATTTTTGGAGAGATGATGCACGGAAAAAATAGAACATATTCCGCTACTGGTGGAAGAAAGGCGAGACGGGAACGAGCTTTAGAACGTCTTATTAAAAGTAAATTCACAACTAAAGTCCTAAACGGCAAGGAGCGCAGTGAAAAGAACTGGAATGAGAAGAAAGAAAAGGCAATTGAAACACTTACAGGAAGAATTGGAACATCAGAAACAAAAGGGTATGTTTCAAGAGAAACAAATTAAGGATCAACAGAAAGAAATAAAAACACAATGGGACGAGATAAACAAATTGCTATCATCGGATACGGATTCGTAGGTAAGGCTACTGAGCTTTTATTAGATACTTACTACGCAGGAACTGATGTACAAATCCATGATCCTGCAAAAGGATATGAGATAGAAAATTGGTCAGGTATTGAATATGCTTTTATTTGTGTTCCTACAGATTTAGGTGGGTGGACAACTTTAGATATTAGTATTGTAGAAAAAGTTCTGAACGATTTATCCACAAGATCATGTGCTAATACTGTTATCCCTGTTATACGAAGTACTGTTGGACCTGATCAGGCATTGATGCTAACTAAAAAATATGGCGCAATTATTATGCCAGAGTTTTTAAGAGAAAAACATTGGGATTTAGATGTATTGAATTTAAACATTCCTATTGTTGTTGGTGCCACTCTAGGTAATCATGATGATTTTATCTTTTGGTTAAAGGATAATGACAGAATCTATAATGAAAAAAAAGTCTGGGTTGTTAATCCAGGAGAAGCATCAGCAATTAAAATGTTTAGAAATGCTGCACTAGCAGTTAATGTTGGTTTGGCAAACGAGTTTAAAGAAATTTGTGAAGTATTTGATTTAGATTATATTGACATTAAAGATTTCTTTATGCAAGATAAAACATTAGGCACACATTGGCAAGTTCCAGGACCTGATGGAGAATTAGGTTTTGGTGGAACTTGTTTACCAAAAGACTTGACACATAGTTCAGGTTTGTGCTATAGTAGCGATAGTATTATGAGAACTGCAATAGCAGCTAATAAAATTAGGAGAAAAGATGGCAAATCTAATAGACAGGATTAAGAAAAATTCCACGATTAGAGAAACAGATATTATAACTGACTCTAAGTTTTTTAATTCTAAAGATCTAATACAAACCTCAGTTCCAGCAGTTAATGTTGCATTGAGTGGTAAATTAGATGGTGGACTAACACCTGGACTTACTGTTTTTGCAGGACCTAGTAAACACTTTAAAACAGCGTTTGCTATGTTGTTGGCAAAAGCATATTTAGACAAGTATGAAGATGGTGTTATTTTATTCTATGATAGTGAGTTTGGAGCACCTCAGTCTTATTTTGAAACATTTGAAATAGATACTGACAGAGTAGTACATACACCTATTACAGATGTAGAACAATTAAAACATGATTCCATGCAACAGTTGAATGGTATTGAAAGAGGTGATCATGTTATGATTATTGTTGATAGTGTAGGTAACTTGGCAAGTAAAAAAGAAGTTGAAGATGCTCTTGACGGTAAAAGTGTAGCAGACATGACAAGAGCTAAACAAATGAAATCCTTGTTTAGAATGATTACTCCTCACTTAACAATTAAAGATATTCCTGCTATTGTAGTGAACCACACATATAAAGAGATAGGATTGTTTCCTAAAGATGTTGTTAGTGGTGGCACAGGCATTTATTATTCAGCAGACAATATCTACATTATAGGTAGAAGACAACAAAAGACAGGAACAGAAGTTACAGGTTATGAATTTGTAATTAATGTTGAGAAGTCTAGGTTTGTTAGAGAGAAGTCTAAGATACCTGTTGAAGTGTCTTGGGAGAAAGGCATACATAAATGGTCTGGTTTGTTAGAAATGGCAGTAGAGTCTGGACATGTAATTAAACCTAGTAATGGTTGGTATCAGAAGGCAGATCCTGAAACAGGTGAAATACTTCCTGAGCCAAAGGTTAGATTAAAGGATACACAGACTAAAGAGTTTTGGTTACCTATTTTACAGCAGAAATCATTTACTGACTGGATACAGAAAAGATATACCATCGGGTCAGTAGACATGGTAGGGGAAGAAGTATCAGACGATGATATTCAAGAAGAATACGAAAAAGTGTGATAGGTGTGAGGAAACTCTAAACCTAAAAAAAGACAAAGCGTATTGTTTCCACTCCGAGGAACAAGAAATATACATTTGTGAAAAATGTGTCAAAGAAGTTTTTAAAGAATATGTAAATGAAGAACAGAATAGAGCAAGTAATATTAGAGAATCTGATTAAAGATGATGAGTATGTAAGGAAGGTAATTCCTTTCTTAAAACCTGATTACTTTATGGCATTTGAAGACAAGACTGTCTTTAAAGTTATTTATGATTTTGTAGAAAAATATAATAACCCTCCAAGTAAACAAGCAATCCTATTAGCAATAAATGAAGACACATCTTTAAATGAAGATAGTCATGCTAAATGTATGGAAGTTATTAATACATTAAATGGCGATGAAGTTGATAAGAATTGGTTAGTAGACGAAACAGAAAAGTTCTGTAAAGATAAAGCATTGTATTTGGGTGTTATGGAAAGTATCCAGATTATAGATGGCAAGAAGAAGGATATGTCTACTGATGCTTTACCTAGTATTTTATCTGAGGCATTGAGTGTAGGTTTTGATACTAATGTAGGTCATGACTTTATTGAAGATGCTGATAAACGATTTGACTTCTATCATAGGTTAGAAGAGAAAGTAGAGTTTGATTTGGATATGTTTAATAAGATAACAGAGGGTGGTTTATCTAATAAAACATTAAACATAGCATTAGCGGGTACTGGTGTAGGTAAATCCCTGTTTATGTGTCATATGGCGTCTGCTTGCATCGCTAAGGGTCAAAATGTGTTATATATTACCCTAGAAATGTCAGAAGAAAGAATAGCAGAGAGAGTGGATGCTAACTTAATGAATATTCCTATTATGGACTTAAAAGACTTATCTAAACCTATGTTTGAAGATAGGGTAAAGAAAATTAATGATAAGATAGAAGGTAGGTTAATTGTTAAAGAATATCCTACAGCATCTGCACATGCAGGACATTTTAAGGCATTGATAAATGAATTGAAACTTAAAAGAAGTTTCTTCCCAGATATTATATTCATAGATTATTTGAATATATGTACAAGCGCAAGATTTAGACCTGGTAGTAGTGCTAACTCCTATACAGTTATTAAAAGTATTGCAGAAGAACTTAGAGGGTTGGCAGTAGAACAAGATGTTCCTATTTTTAGTGCTACACAGACAACAAGAGGTGGGTATAATAGCAGTGATGTAGATTTAACAGACACCTCAGAAAGTTTTGGATTGCCTGCTACAGCAGACTTAATGTTTGCTATTATTAGTACAGAAGAATTAGAACAGTTAGGTCAGTTTATGATTAAACAGTTGAAAAACAGATATGCTGATCCTACAAGAAATAAAAGATTTATGATAGGTGTTGATAGAGCTAAAATGAAATTGTTTGATTTAGATGCTTCAGCACAGCAGAATTTAACAGATGCTAACATAGATATTCCTGTATTTGATAGAGGAAAGGAAGAGGATAAGTTCTCTGACTTTAAGTTTTAATGAAAGCTTTATTATCTGGTGGAAACACAAAATTTGGCAAAGTGTTTGGTGAATTATTAAAACAACATTGTGATCTAACAATTCCAACAAGGGAACAATTAAATTCACCAGAGATTATAAAATTTATAGATGACGACTATGATTTTATTTTCTTTAATCATAATACAGGTTCTGGTGGATTTCTAACGATGGATGAAGCAATAGAAAATGATATTAAATTGCCTTATAGAATTGTTGCCAAACAGACGCAATTAAAAAAAGTTGGTTGGATGACTACAGGAGATGCTCATTTACATATGGGTTATCCTACAAGACAAGCCAAAGATTATCTAAAGGAAGGCCTTCAGTCTTATCTTCTTATTAAGTCAGCACATCAGGGCCAACAAAGATTCTGGGGACAAAAATATAACACATTTGTTTGTGACCCTGGGCGTTTAACCGAGAAAAATTATTTAACCAAAGCTGAAAGACTACTAGATTTCTTTTTATCTGATAAAGATGATGATATTGTATTCTTATCTATATAAATATAAGTGCTTATATTATAGGAGAATATTATGCCAGAAGACAGCAATGTTAATTTAAGTTTAGCAGAATACGAAGAATTAAAAGCAGCAGCAGCACCAGCAGAACCCGAGGCTCCAGTAACGACGCCTTGGTGGCAAGCACCAGACGAAAGGGGTTGGATTTGGATAGCCCCTGAATATTTTAGTAGATGGAGACTATTTCCCCGTGCATTTATTAGCATGTATATCTACTTGTTATTCCAAGTCGTAACATGGTTCATGGAGTTACCTACACCAAATGCAGAACAAGCAGGACTTGTTTCAGTAATAGTAGGTGCCGGAGCAGCCTGGTTTGGACTATATGTAAATAGTACAAGCACAGGACAGAGTAAAGA